ATATCTTGTATAAGCGATTGACCGGATGCCTTCTTCTCCACCATGCAGACATCAGGTCTATGTTCATTGTATAGTTTCTGCGCCAGCCGTCGAAGTTCTGGATATTCAAAGCGGCCCTTGATGTTACCAAGAAGTATCAGGTGGGCTGCAAAGTCCTCCCTGCCGTTCTCATCTTGGTCATACATGTAGAATATACCCCATGTTTGTATGACACTGTAGTCAGCGGTGGTACTGGTGGAGAAGGCAGTATCAAGAGTTTGTATTACAAATTCACAGTTGGGTGGGTCTTCCTGATCCCAATCCTGTATCCACCTTTTCTTTATAAGACCACCCTCTTCAGGTGTGGGGTCTTGCATGTAAAGAGAGTTCCAGTACCGGCTTCCATTACTTGCCTTGATCTCACTCTCGTCCATCCTGAGTATTCTGTCAGATTTCCATTCAGGAAAATAGCTACCCCCTACTGGGAGATCAAGCAGTTCTGCTGCATCTTCATCTAACCATGCAGGTATCTTCACCACCTCCCATGGTATAGTTTCATAGTCGGACATATTCTCCTGCTGCTTCAGTAGCCAGCCGCAGAGATCATCATAGTGATACCTTGTATTGATTATAACAATGGCACCGTCTGGCATGATACGTGTTCTGAGTCCCGCAGGATACCACTCTTTAATGAACCTTCTACCTGCACTGGAGATCGCATCTTCTTCAGACATAGCATCATCAAGTATAGCTACATGTGCGCCACGTCCAGCAATCTGTGATCTGACACCGGCAGCATAGTATGTACCATTATGGTTTGTCTTCCACTTACCAGCAGCCCTGACATCACTTCTAAGGGAGACACCCCTGAATACTTTCTGGTATTCCTCAGTGTTTACTATGTCCCTGACTGATCTGCCAAAGTCACTTGCCAGTTGATCACTATGCGATATACTTAGTATCTCATGTTCAGGGTTCCTGCCCAGATACCATGCAGGAAACAACTTGGAACATACAACAGACTTTGATGAACGTGGTGGAAGAAAGACCATCAGTCTTTTTATTTGACCATCCTGTACCTGTTGTAGCTTATCTGAGATAACTTCAATGTGACGACCCATCCTGAAGTCAGACACAATCGAAGGTGCCATCAGTCTTACAAAAGACAAGAAGTCCTCATTACATTGAGTATCAACATTCTGCTTTAACAAAGCTTCAAGGTTGACATACTGTTCTATATAGTTACTATCTAAATACTCCATAGTACTATTATACACTATACTATAGAGATATACAATAGAGATACTAATAAAATAATAAAATAATACTAATAAAGAACTAATTAGTACCGCTTTGTTGTAAATATGTCACAGTATGGATACCTTATTTTTATTTTGATGAGTAGTCCGTAGATTTTTGTCTGTATATGAGAGTGGTTGTTTATATATATATACATGTGCAGGTTTTTTTTCCCACCCCCCCGCATAGCAGCTATGCTGCCAACAAAGACTTTGCTATGGGAACCCAATTATCTCTCCGTAGTAGGAACAGAATGTTACTACGGAGGAGAGTAATTGGTAGTAGCCTTGACAAATTCATCCAGAGGATGTCTTGTTATCAGCTTCTACTACTTCGTAGTAACTCCAGAAAACTAGCTAACCCCTTGTGAAAGCGTAGCTTTTAGTTGCTATGCAACCAATGCAGGTCTGCCATGCCTACGATGAATCACAATAGTGATTGACGAGGGTTGACAAACCAAATGACGATAAGCTAGATTAACCTAATTAAACCTCTATAGTAGAGTATCTACGATACTATAGAGGGTTAATTAGATATTATAACCCAACCAACCAACCAACCTAATCGGAGATTACCATGTCGAACATTTCATTCCTGCAATCGGAGATTGACCAGCACCTTGACGGAGCTTTCCAAGTTCACACCTCTGTGAATGGCGGAGCCATTGACCTGCATGACCAACATGGTTGGTGGATTGCCACACTGGACGAAGACGAAGCTACGCTGGATACCATCAGCAGCTTCTAATCGACACACCTAATTAGCCCTTCATAGTAGAGTATCTTACGATACTATGAAGGGTTAATTAGTTTTGATTAATCGGAGATTAAAGTGAATCGTTTTTATGAAGGTTACATGGCTGCTAGTTTAGAATTAAACGAAGCAAGTCTTGATTTTCCAGATAAAGTTAGTCAAATAAAATGGCTTAAACGATCTATAAAAACTTTTACTAATGACCCTCCAAATAATTCTTTTGGAGAGGGATTTCTTCAATTACTTATTGAAGAATTTGAAATGGCAGGAGAATAAAATATGTTACGTTTTATGCTTGACAAGTATAACTTGTATGAGTTGCAGAACCATCCTGTAAATCAGGATCAGGACCATCTGACAATATGTGGTTTCTTCCAAGAGGAAGAGCAATTCCAGATTCATGCAAGCAAGCTCAAAGATCGCATCTTCAGACAGAGAAACGAAGAGGCGGAGCCTTATGAGGACGAGGATTATTATGTTTGAGAAAATTAAAAATACAGCTTTGCTGTTAATGTTTCCGGCAGTCCTTGTCGGGATGTATGGGTTTTGCTTTAGAGGTTGGGACACTTTCCCAATCCTCTTTGCATTGCCATTCGCATTCATAGCATTATGTGCATTCCTGACAGAGGGATGCGACTAACCTAATAGATACTTTACAGTAGAGTTCTTACGATACTGTAAAGGATCAATTAGATACAGTAGAAACCGCCAACTGATTGGAGATATATCATGGCAACAATGGAAACCTTCGTAGCTGACAAGTGGGTAGCACTTGATAAAGGCAAAGACTTGTTCAGCAAAGCTGCCGACTCCGGCATTCCTATCAGGGTTGTACACCCTAACGGGAACTTCAAAGTCATCCGCAACGGTGACAAGCTGCCCGAAGCCGAAGCAACTACCAGCACTAAGCCAAAGGCTGTAGAAGAAAAGCTGGAAGCTGCTCACAAACGGTCTAATAATATCATAGCCAAAGCTATGAAAGAGGATGCCGCTGAATTTGTCGATATGACAATGGCGTAAGCGAAGCTTTACTAAGCCGAACGAGTATAAACGTGGTTAGGCCAACAAACGGCTCTAAATTTAAGACGTTGGCAGGTTCGCAAGGCACCTTCATTAGAAGCCTTGCATTATTCCTAACTCAATAGAAAGATATATACTATGACAACTCCTGCAATTCAGTACACCGAACGCCGTGGTAAGTATAACCTCTATGCCGATCCCAAGCTTGAAAAACTTATTGAAGAAAATGTTACCATCGGTAACTGGGGTAAGTTTGACAAGGCCGTAGCAAAGCTGGCACGGCATCGCAAGTCGGTAGACGGTGGCCGGATGCGTGACCATCAGCGTGTCATTGCACGGCAGCTTATCAAGGTGCTAAAATCTGGAGAAAATACCTCAAGGGCCATAGCACAACTGGTATCCGAAGCGGCTTAGTTTATACAGAGATGGGAATGTCAGAGGTTCCCATCTTATGTGCAAACTATGGTAAAAATCTATGACTATCAACTATGTTGAGGAACTGACCGTCGAACAACGTAACGAACTCAATGGACGGATTGCGGAAGGCATTAAAAATAAAGATGCCTTTACTACCGCCGCCGATGTGTGTTACTTTGAAACTGAGGATTTTTTGGAGGAAATAAATGTTTCACATTACGCCTAAATCAAAGAACGTCAAAGTGGGAAAGATGGCAGTCACTACTAGCACTGCGACAACGTGTCCCACTTCGTGTCCCTTCAAATCGAATGGCTGCTATGCAGATAGTGGACCCCTGAAACTACATTGGGACAAAGTTACACGCAAAGAGCGTGGTGACGATTGGTCTACGTTCATTGACAAGATCAAAGAACTGCCCACTGGTAGCAAGTGGCGTCACAATCAAGCTGGCGACTTGCCCGGTGACATGGAAAAGTTGGACGCTGAGAAGTGTATTCAGCTTGCCAAAGCTAATAAGGGCAAGCGTGGGTTTACATACACACACTATGACGTACTGGACAACTTCCAGAATGCCATAACTGTCAATATTATGAACCACTTAGGCTTCACTGTTAATGTATCGGCAAACAATCTTGAACACGCTGACAAGCTATGCGATCTTAACATAGCTCCTGTTGCAACTGTGTTGCCGATTGATCAGACAACAAACACTGTTACACCTAAAGGTAGAAAGGTTGTGGTATGTCCTGCTACATACAAAGATGACGTATCATGTGCATCATGTATGCTATGTGAGAAGTGGGATAGGAATGTAGTGGTAGGTTTTCCTGCACATGGTACAAGTAAGAAGAAAGCATCAGCGATTGCAGCTTAACTTAATAGGTGTTATGTAGTAGAGTATCTTAACGATACTACATAACGCCTATTAATTATACCATTACTAAGACGTTTTTTGGAGATTGAAATGAGTAACCCACACGAAGAAGTAAATTACTGGCAAGCTGATCAGATTGCCGAATGTCTGTCCGTATCGGAAAATACATATG